TTGGGAGTGATAATAGTTCTAACATATATTGGTCAATTGAAAATAACAACATAGGTGAAGCAGGGTTGGTATGTATTCGTGACATAGGTGAAGATCACTTTCCTGGATTGTTTGTAAGTGAACCCATTAGAAAAGGGCATGTGCGTAAATTCCGTAAAGGATTTAATACAACACACAAGACTAAAATATCGGCAGCAGCAAGACTAAAACACTTGATAGAATCCAACAAAATGAAGATTAGTAGTAAACCCTTAATCTCAGAACTCAAAGCATTTATTGTTACAGGTGTTAGCTTCAAGGCAAAAAGCGGTGAAGAGGATGACTTAGTTAGTGCATTACTGCTAATTGTACGTATGAGTCAAGTTCTAGCAGACTGGGATTCTAGGGTGTTTGATAGTTTTAGCAGTAATGATGGCACAGGGGAAGAAGATTACGAGCTACCAATGCCTATCTTTGTTTCATCTAATTAAAGATAAATATCAATATGGACAAGAATCTCGAACCAATCGCTAAAGAACTATTCGGAAAAATTCGCACACAATTTCCGAAAATTCAACTTGGCGATGCAAATAGTAAAGTAACTGATCGTCCTAAGGATGCCCGATTTTTTGAATTTGATTTTGTAAAAAACGGAAAAAACTTAGGATCTATTAGCGTTAGTATCGCTGACAATGATGAGGACGACAACGACGGAATGATTGTTATGTATAGTAACGACATTGTCGAAAATCAGCCCGCTGGCATTAAACGACAATGGTTTAACTTCCTAAGAGAACTTAGAGAATTTGCCAAACAAAAGATGATGAACTTTTCGATCCGTGACATCACTAAAACAAATTTAGACAAACGAGATTATAATTTTATGGCCAATAACAATGGAGAAGGTAGTATGACTGAAAGTAAACTATGGGGAACTAGCAAAACTAGCTACCAGAATATGGGAGAAGCTAAACTTATCGTTAGGCACAGCCAACCTGTTAACTATGCACATGCTGCTGGACGCACACTACATATTGAAAGCATTCACGTTGAAAACAGTCAAGGTGAACGTTTTAAGTATCCAGTTAAACACTTAAATGGTGCTCGTGCTTTAGCTACTCACGTAGCACACGGCGGTACACCTTATGATGGCATTGGGCAACACATTACTGGTCTAAGCGAAGAACTAAACAAATTGCGCATGTTCAAAGGTTATGTTGATCGTAACTCTATGGTTAGTGAAGCAATGGGAACAATCCAAACTAAAGTATACGAGCGCATTGATCAAGTTAAGAAAGAGATCCGCAGCTTACAAAATCAAAATTATTATCAGTCATTTGCAGAATCATTTACTGTAAATGATGTTCAAGAGATTCCAGAAGATGTAGTTAATGATTGGATTGATCGGTTAACAATCCGTACATTTAACGAAGAACTTAAGAATGTATTTCCGTACATTTATAAGTTAGTCGGTGAAGATGTTGCCCCGATTAGAGAACTAACCCCAGAAGATTTAATTAATGTATCTAACACTGCTAATCAAGATGTATTAGAACACGAAATTGAAGAACTTCAAGACTTTGAAGCATACATGAATAGATTGGTTAGTGAAGATAGTGAGTTATTAAATTCAGAAGATGATGCACAAAGTGCCGCCATACAAAAACTAAATCAATTAGTCGGGCAAGAATTCCCAGTAGGCACTGACGGAACAAATGCTATTCAAAGTCTTGCAGGTATTATTGACGATACTGAATTGCAGAATTTATTTAAACAGTTAGGCAAAGTTAGTCCAGAAGCAGATGCCCGCGATATCATTAAGAGTTTCTTAGAAAGACACGACGAAGAAAACGGAACAGACATTGCAAGTAAAATTAACTTTGATTCTACTACGCCTGCTCCAACTGAGCCTGCTCCGGCAGCTCCCCCAGCTGAGCCAGTTGCAGCAGTACCTGCTCCGGCAGCACCCGAAGTTCCTGCTGCCCCTGCAGTACCGGTTGCAGAAGAAAAAGAAGATCCACCGTTTGATGGTCCGTACACTAAGAAAGGTGAAAACGATAAAGATCAGTTTGGTAACCCTGTTAAACATAAAGCACGCCATCTAGCTAAGAAAGGAATGGCTGATGCTATCGCTAAAGCAAAGAAGGCCGGAGCAACTGCTGAAACTATCGTTAACTTTGGATCCGGTGATATGAGTTTAGGTGAAGCAATCACTAAAGCCGGATTAGATGTTGAAGAATTCTTTGAAGGTACTGGCAAACAAAACGAAGTGGTTGAGTTTGTTAAGTCAATGTATGATGAAACTACCGGTAATTTCCCTAAAGGTGAAACTGGTGTACTACTGGCTGTTGAAAAACAATTTGGCGAAGATGCTGCTAAAATGGCGCATAGTGTTATTAGTGAACTATCACAAGTATACGAGTCAAAGAGAATGCGTCAATTGGCTGGTATTACTGAAAACGGGTTAGGTGGCATGAACATGGACGTTGACCAAATGTTTAAAAACATGTCCAGTAATATGCCTCAAGGTGGAACCAACACCTCAAGCCACACTATTAACGGAAAGCCCGTTGATAAAGCAACATATGATAAATTTATGGCGCAACATCCAGAATTAAATAAAGCTAAAGGAATGTTAAACAAGAGTCAAGCACCAAAAGTATCATGGGATCCGGCAACCCGCCAACAACAAACTGGCGGGAACAGAAGAGCAGCTACAATTGATTTTGAAGAGTCGGCTGATTTAACAGCAATGCTGAAAATCGCCGGACTTAGATAATTGGCAAGATCCGTTCACAATTAAGCAAGATTTCTCTTGCTTTACTAAATAAAAGTGCGTATAATAACTTATATGCACTTTTTTGTTTTACAATGGTGTAAGACAATACAGGCAAATAAAATCGCAGAAATGCAAAACACAGGCTATTAACAGGAGAACTACAATGGCATCATTAGCAGAAATCAGAGCAAAGCTCAAAGAACAAGAAGGCAATTCAAAGGGTGGCGGTGAACGTACCGGTGGAGATAATTCCATTTACCCTTTCTGGAACTTGAAAGAAGGTTCCGAATCCACAGTCCGTTTTCTTCCAGACGGAAATCCCGACAATACATTTTTCTGGGTCGAACGTGCAATGATCAAATTGCCATTCGCCGGCGTTAAAGGTTCTACGGACTCTAAGTCAGTAACCGTTAATGTTCCTTGTATGGAAATGTACGGAGAGGCTTGCCCAATTCTTGCAGAAGTTCGCGGTTGGTTTAAAGATCCAGCATTGGAAGATATGGGTCGTAAGTATTGGAAGAAGCGTAGTTACATCTTCCAAGGATGTTGAAGACGGTCTTAAAGAAGAAAATCGTCCAGAAAATGCAAACCGTCGTTTCATTATCGGACCACAGATTTTCCAATTGATCAAGGGTGCGTTGCTTGATCCAGAAATGGATGACATGCCAACTGATCCAGTCAACGGCGTTGACTTCAAGTTGATTAAAACAAGTAAAGGTGGTTATGCTGACTACTCTACTAGTAAGTGGAGCCGTCGTACTCGTCCTTTGGATAGTGCAGAAACTGCTAACTTGGAAACACACGGCTTGTTTAATCTTAAGGATTACTTGCCTAAGAAGCCAACTGATGTTGAAGTTAAGGTAATGAAAGAAATGTTTGAAGCGTCAGTTGACGGCGAACCATTTGATATGGAACGTTGGGGGCAGTACTTCAAGCCGGCAGGTATGGGCCAAGCTACTGGTGATCCCAACTCTGCTCCTAAAGCAACTCCAGTTGCTCGCCCAGCGCCAGTTGCGGCACCCGCGGCAACAGATGCTCCTTGGGAAGATGACGTAGCAGTTGCTGAAAAGTCGTTTGCTCCAAAGCAAGAAGAAGCTAAGCCAGCTGCCTCTACAGGCGGTCGTGCAGAAGACATTCTTGCAATGATTCGCAATCGTAACAAGTAATAAGCAAAACTAAGATAGGGGCCCCTGCCCCTATCGTCATCATTTAGGAGAATAATAATGGCAAGAGTACAAAAAATTAATGAGAACTTCTCTCTAAGTTTTAACAGCAGAGAAGACCAAACAGGCGATACAGTAGCAGACATTGATGTTAGATTTGACAACCCCAAGGATGATTCTGTTATAATTAATAGACTAAACATTTGGCTTATAGCAATCGGTCGTGCTGACATTGTTGTAAGCCCAAAGAAATTTCCAAAGGGTGAACAATAATGGCAACTAAAGCATTCGATCTAAGTAAATTTAGAAAAACATTAACCAAGAGCATTGACGGTCTTGGAGTAGGGTTTAATGATCCTACTGATTGGGTAGGCACTGGCAATTATGCATTAAACTACCTAATCTCTGGCGACTTTAACAAAGGCATTCCTTTGGGTAAAGTCACTGTATTTGCAGGCGAGTCTGGTGCAGGCAAATCTTATATTTGTTCAGGTAACATTATTAAGAACGCACAAGAACAAGGCATTTACGTTATTCTAATCGATAGCGAAAACGCATTAGATGAAAAATGGTTGTTAGCACTTGGTGTTGATACTAGTGCAGAAAAACTACTTAAACTCAATATGGCTATGATTGATGATGTGGCTAAAACCATCTCTGAATTCATGAAAGAGTATAAAACAATGGAAGAACGTCCCAAGGTCTTATTTGTTATAGACTCATTGGGTATGTTGCTTACCCCTACTGACATTAACCAGTTTGAAGCTGGAGATATGAAAGGAGACATGGGCCGTAAACCTAAAGCACTTACTAGTTTAGTTCGCAATTGTGTAAACATGTTTGGTAGTTATAATGTAGGTATGGTTTGTACAAATCACACATACGCAAGTCAGGACATGTTTGACCCAGACGATAAGATTAGTGGCGGACAAGGATTCGTGTATGCAAGTTCTATTGTAGTTGCTATGAAGAAACTTAAACTTAAAGTTGATGCAAGTGGCACTAAGACTAGTGAAGTACATGGTATTCGAGCAGCTTGTAAGATTATGAAAACTCGTTATGCAAAGCCTTTTGAGACATTGCAAATCGAAATTCCTTACTCAACAGGTATGAGTCCCACAAGTGGATTAGTAGATCTCTTTGAAAAGAAAGGTCTACTAACACAGCAAGGCAACAGACTTAAATTTGTTGACAGCCACGGAGAAGAGCACCTTTTCTACCGAAAAGATTGGACAGAAGATAAATTAACTATGATAATGGAAGATATTCCTAATCAAAAAATAGTAGAACCTACTGAACCAATTGAGGAGCTCGAAGTAAATGAATGAGAATCACATAGGCGATATCTGGATGCTTTTTAAAGAGTATGCAGATAAGAAAGTACTTGATGTGTTAGCTGAACGATATGTCGATCTATTAGCAGATCACGGGATAAGTGACAAGGTAATGGCAGCGGCATCCGGGGTCGATGACGACCTCGATAACGCTATCGATTTCTATCTTGATCAAGACGATGAAGATGAAATTGATGAAGAAGATATTGACTCTTACGAAGAAGATGAATAATTCATGACTTGGTATACTAAGGTTTCAAAAGACATCTCTTACATTCCAGATGCAGTAGCACACTATGAAGTTGAATTACAGGCAGCAAAAACAGATGCTCGTATAACGGGAAACATCGAAAAAGCCGCTGCTAGGATGCCGGGCATTGTGGAAGAACGATTTGGACAGCTTCAAGAAATTGAAGCTATTTTGGAATATTTGAATATCGAGTTACGTCGACTTAAGAGTCAACATTTTCGCAAGTATTTGGAAAACTATCAAAGGGCTTTATCTTCAAGAGACTGTGAAAAGTTTGTTGAAGGTGAGTCCGATGTAGTCGACTTTGAAAAAATTATCAACGAGTTTGCCCTGCTACGCAACAAGTGGCTTGGTATTACTAAAGCTCTTGATCAAAAGCAATGGCAGTTAACCAATATTGTAAAATTACGAGTTGCTGGCATGGAAGATGCTACACTGTAAATAAT